GGTGATGATATGAGATACCCTGTCTAAGTCAATAAGAGACGATTCGGGGTGGTTTAACTCTGAAGTTGATAAACCTTTTGCAATTGCTTTTTTATAATTGTCCGCCTCCCTTTCAAGTATGTTTTTGGGATATGTCCTACCGTTTCTATTTGGGGTATCATATTTTTGAAGAACCGCATAGAATTCAAACGGATTTCTGTAATCCAACTCTTTAGCCTCTTTTAACATAACTTCATTATGTCTGTCTTTGGGAGAAACCCAACCAGCATCCATTTCAATCAAGATACCGTGACCGATTTCGCTTGCCTCTAATATTCTTAAACTTTTCATCTAATCTTTTAAGATAAATATATCGTTCTTAATAGTTTATTGGTGATTCGTTTTTTTTGAGGTTGAAAATTCAAAGTATTTGTTTTGTTGAATGTTATTTTTGAATATAGATTTGACCATACTTTTGATGGAATTTTTAATTTCTATGGACTTAAAATCCAGTTCAGAGTTTGTATATAAATTAATTTCTAAATTAAAAAAAGATTTTTTACCATGGGAAATTCCGCTTGTTCTTAAGTCTAAATCCACAATACTTTTTTCTTGAAATAATTTTTGATTAATTGATTCGAATACCGAATGTTTAATTTCTCTACCTAAATTAGAGACAATTCTATTCCAATTATCGTATTCTTGTTTTGGGGTCACCCATGATTGTATGTTTATGTAGACTGATTTTAGGTTTTTTGAATCGACAGTTCCGTAGACTGACTTAATTGGATTGTATAAATTTAACTTTACACTTTTTCCTTTTTTCATTAATTTTCATGATTATATATGTTTATGTTCTGTAAAAGAATACGCCATATATAACTGATAGTCAAAATTTTTTTAAAACAACAAGATATTTTATAATATATGATAATTGTTAAAATTAAAAGTGGGGACAATATTGAAAAAGCCCTAAAGACATTAAAGTCTAAAGTTATTAAAACTAAACAAAACCAAAAACTAAACGAGAGAAAACAATATACAAAAAAATCTGTACTAAGAAGAGCACAGATTTTAAAGGCTAAGTATATTCAGAATAAAAAAGACCAATTAAATTGATTCCTCAAGATTTTTTAATCTTAAGAAATTCATTTGGTCAAATTTTTCATCTTTTAATCGGTCAATTGTTTCAGAAATTTTTAACTTAATTTCAGATTCGTTTTCATTTTCCAAAATTGTTTTGAGTTTAGTAATTGCGCTTTCTCAAATTTAGTTTCAAGAATTTTCGTGTCTTCAGATACGATTTGGATAAATTCTTTCTTAGAATTTTCATCTAAAGTATCAAGGTAATTTTTTAAAGTTTGGTTTGCAATACTCACCATAGACTTAATCGGAATATTGATTGACTCTTTAACTATTTCAGTTTTTAATGTAAGAATTGAAATGATGTTTTTCTTAGCATTTATTCTTTCTTTTAAGTCTGTTTTTTGAATATAAACTAACGTATCAATATCCTCATAACTATTTTTAACTGATTCAGAAATTGTTTTTGGTAACTTAATGCTTGGCAAAACTCTTTGTAATAAAGATATTCCTTCTTCTAAAAACTCCTTTGCATCATGTTCGTTCAACCCTTGAGGTTTACTCAATTGGTCATATAAAGCATATGCTTTTGACATAGATTTATTACTCAACACATTGTGTTTGAATTCTCTCAATGTCTTCTTGAATTCCTTTTCATCTTTGTAGGATTCCAGTAGATTGTTCTCGATTAGGGATTTAATGTTACCAAAGGTCATTTTGTGCATTTTCCAATAAATATTACGTATTTAATAACTTATCCAATTCTTTTGACATTTCTCCTAAAGATTGTTGGGCCTGACCCAAATTTATCATTTGTGCGCCTTCAATTAGGTTATTTTCAATTAAAATGTTCATGTCTTTTTTCTTAGACTCAGGGGCTAATTCTGGTTCTCCTGTTGGTGGAGATTCTCCAGCTGGTGGTGTTTCACCTCCCAAATCAGGTAACTCTGTTTCTACTCCTCCTCCTCCAAATGATGGTGGTGAACTTAACTCTTCAGTGCCTCCTGGTGTTGTTTCCGCACCAGCCGCTGGTGTTGCACCTGTTGCACTACCATATAATTTGTCAATATTGTCGAATAATCCCGTTTTAGTAATAACCGTTGCTGTTGCTTTAAGTTCCTCACCAACAGCTCTCTCAACTCTTTGTTGTTGTAAATCTAAACGAACTTCTTCGTCAGACCATCCAAAGATATGTTTCTTGGCCCATGTTGACGATGTTGCTTGAATACCATTTCCTGGGTCAGACACTAAGTCTTTATATAATAACACTTTTTCTTTCCAAACATCAATCTTCAATAAGTCTGCTTGGGTTGATGGGTTTGTAAGACCTATGGTAAAGTTTGAAAGTTCATCCTCAAAACCTAATAGGAATAAGTGAATAATAGCAATTTTATTTAACTCAGCCAACATACTTTTTTGGATTCTATTGATTGTACGAGCAAATCTAATGTCTTGTAAGGCCAAGTTTTTACCGTCACCGACAACTTCTTCAAATCCTAAGAACGCCTTAGGAACACGAAGTGCTGTTAATAATTTCTTTTGGATATACTCGATATCCGCAATCTCTGATAAGTTTGTTGCTCCAGGTAATGTTGTAATTGGGTCTGGAGCTGCAGGGTCTCTAACAGGTATAAAGTAATCTTGGTCAACCGCCATTTGGTTAAACCTCATATCTACGTTACCGGTCTTGTTATCGACAATTTGCTCTCTTTTAAATTTGTTAGCAACACGTTGTACATATGCCTCAACATCATCATCGTTCATATTACCTACGAAAACTTTGAACATCCTTCTTTCAGGTGCTCTTGATGTACGATAAATTAACATCGCGTCTTCTGATAGTAATAATTGTTTCCAAATCCTTCTCGCCTTTTCCAACATAGAAGTACCGTAAGGAAGTTTTCTATCGTCACCTAATAATCTAAAGTGAGCCATCTCCCATGATTGGAATTCCATGTTTTTATTCTTCCAAGTAAAGTGAAGAGCCTTTTTGTCCTTATCTAATTCTTTTGTAATATCTGTTGAAATTTTTCCACTTGCACCTACCTCATGTCTTTCAATTTCAATTGTTGGTAACTGTTGTACGCCAACCACTCCCTTCTCAGGGTCTAATTTCAAGTAAACAAAGTTGTCACCGTACTTACAAGTGTTTCTTGTCCACATTGGTAGGTTGGTGTTAATGTCTAAGTTGTTGTTAAACAAATCGGCTAATACACCTTTTATTCTTTTTGACTCAGAATAGATTTGTAAAATAAACCCATCTTCGTTAGTTGTTGTGGATTCCTCGGCGTAGATGTCTAATGCCGCAGAAATCTCAGGAGTATACTCCATTGACTCGTAGTCATATTGTGCGGATAACCTCGATGGTTCGTAATAAATCGCCTGTGAGTAAAGATTATTTTCAACCTTAGCCCATTGATTTGTTAAATAAAAAGTCTGTTGTGCCTGTAATTTTTCCTTCTCATATTCTTCTCTACTTTTGGTTCTCAAAAGTTCTTTCTTATCAAACTTAAAAGTAGGATAATCCTGTTGTAGAAGTGAGTTCGGACCAAATGTTTGCGACAGTCTTTGCCAAACCGTCATATTCTGTTCTGCCATAATATAAATTTACTTGTTACCTTGATAATATAAATAGTTATTATGCACCAAATAACCACCCATATTTTTGGTAATCTTCTCGAGTCGGACCTTGATTTATCGGATTCTGTCTACCCATTTGAGGAACCATTGGATTAAAATAATCTGAAGTGTTTTTGTTTTCATTCATGACACTAGACCAAGAATTTAACATTGCTTTAGTATGGTTAACCACCTTTTCAAGTGATTGGAACGATTTTTCTGCAACATAGATTGCCATTGAAATACTCATAATACAGTCATCATGATGTCCTTTTTGGTGGTCAGGTCTACCGTTAATGTAAACAAAGGTGTTCATTTCGTTATATAGCCTACTTGAATAAACTCTAAACTTATGTCTCATTGCTTCTTCAAATGATGAAATAATTTGAACCCTCTTACTATTAAAATTAATACCAGGTATTTTTTCATTCATCTTAGGGTCAAACTTCCATTTGTTTGTCATATCAACGTTATCTACATACATACCCGCCTGATACCCCATCTCTTGCATTTTTCTAGCGGTAGCAACCCCCATACCTCCCGTTAAATCGACTACACAGTACGCGTTGTACATTGTACCCCATTTGTAAGCAATTTCAGCCAGGATGTCGGGAGGTATCTTCCCAACGTATTCCAATACTTGTTCTCTAGCGTCAAAGTCAATAATCTGAATAGATGAAAAATCTTCAGAATCACCTCTTGAAACGTCGACACCCATAACATACTTATGACCGTTAACAGGTTCTTTAAAAATCCAAAGTCCTCCACCCATCATTTTTGCTAAAGGGTCCCTAACTTGGTTTTTGGAAATATCGGTCATCATTTCAGAATCAAATACGTTATCTCCTGAACCCAAAAAGTTACATTCCAACTCCTGAGCAACTTTACGTCTATCGTATTTTAATTTCTTAACCATCCCTTCAAACCAAGATGAACATGGTTTGTATCCCTGTTCAATATAGTCTGTAACTATGGAGTGGTCTCTATCGTATGGATTATCCATAAATAACTCAATAACAACATCGTTAAGATTATATTCTTCTCTATTTAAAAGAAAGTGAACCAAATCATTGGTTTTAACCATATACAAGTCTTTTGTGTAACGAGGGTCACGGTGCCAAAACATTTCGGTCACCTTAAAATCATTCATTCCCCTTAAAGATTGGTCATAGATTTCGTAATAAATTGGGTCATATCCGTTTGGAGTGGATACCACAATTACTTTACCCCCTGTAGATAGGGATGCCATACACGCTGCCCAAAAATCTCCGTCAGCCTCAATATATGCTGCCTCGTCAAATATCAGAATGGTTGGGGTATAACCCCTTAAGGCATCTCGTGATGTTGCAACGGCTTTTACCTCACAACCATTTGTTAATTTAAAATGTCTTTGCGCGTTTTTTTCTTGTGAAAAACCAGCACCAACCCATGAAGGCCATTGTTCGGTAAATCCTCTAACTTTATTGGCCATCTCCACCGCAGTATCTAATTTGTTTGCAATGATTAGAACTTTTTCTGGCTTTTCTTTTCTAGCAAAGGCTAATCGTTTTGATACCCAAGCAGCGGTAACTGTTGAAACCCCTGCCTGTCTGTACTTTAAGGCAACGTTTTCATTGTAGTTATCGTAATCTTCTATAAGGGAAACTTGGTCGGGAAATAAGTCTAAGGGAACGTATTTGGATACGGTGTTATCGTAGGTCTGTAAATAAGTACGAAGTGC